GATAGATCGTGGATATGATTCTGTGGGCCAATTCTGAATAGGTCATTGCTATGCCTCTAGCTGTGAATTTGTTGGAGTAGGAACAGGATTTCGCTTTCGTCGTCTGTGGAGGCTGCGGTCTCTTCAATCATGTCGCCGTCCTCTACTACGTATAGATGGTATTTCCTGTCTTTCGGGTTCTCTCTGGCACTGGGCAAATCTGGGGCAATGAACAATTTAGCAATCAGCTCATCCTGATAAAAGAAGCCGATCGACGGTGAGTAGCTTTCCCAAGTGGTATTCTGGACCGTTACAGGCCGGGAGCGCATGCACGCCACATGATTCCACTCAGACGGGTAGCTGCACGGGTAGCCGCCCCACGTGAGAACACAGCGAGTCATGAGATCACCATGGCGGAGAGAATGGTTACGACTGTGAAGCCGTAGATCGAAGCGGACAGGATTCTATTGATGTCAATCATTGGTTCGCCTACCCGCAAATCGTGAGCAGGAGAACAGGAACAGAGGAGATTGACGCAGTGATAGCGGCAGCCCTGATGGCTGCAGGCATGCGGACGCGAATCCTCCAAGGAAGAGCTGAACGGTAGGCGCTGCGGATTGAGGTATTGATCTTGGTCATTGTTTGCTCCATGGGGGGGGATTGGGTTGATTGGGTTGTGCCCCCCGCCATGAATACAGTATAGCGCGCTACGCGTAACCATGAGACAGAATCATATAGTTCTATCAATGGTCAGGATAGTTCTACCCATGGAACAAGGGATAGTTACGCTTGAACCTGGCCTATCGTGATATACCTTTAATGATCAGACCTTTTATATAATAGAACCTGTAGCCTCACTGGTGATCATACTGAGGATCGTGTGGCGCGTTACAGGTGTATAGGGTTTTGCTGACATGGAACCGGTGGATATCTTGCGATAGTTCAGTATCTACCATTGGTGTCGTTTGTTCTATGCGGTTTTGGGCATGGAACAGCATGGAACAGGGATACCCCGGGAGATGATTATGTCAGGCCCTGATGACTGGGGATCTCACTGATGATCGGATGTGGATGGTAAGCCTACGGATCTCAAAGCCTTGCGGGGTTTTGCGAGATCTTTCCTTTGTGGAGTGGGGAGGAACCAGGACCCGATCTTTGTGCGGACCGTAAAAGTAACCGTATGCAAACCCATACACCCGTATGGAAACTCATACACCCGTATGGAAACCTATACGGTTCAGGCTATCGGTCCGACGGTTCGAGCCGGGCATGATGGAGCGCCACCAGTGCGCCTCAGGGGCCTCGTGCCTGGCCCTGGCACCGAGCGCTTCGCCGGAAGCATCCAGGCCGATAGAGTCGGGCGGGCTGGACGTGAGAGCCCCTGAGAGGTACGATCGAGAGGTAGGGGGGGGCCTGACTGGGTGTGCCTCACTCTCTGATCTTTCCCCAATTTAAAAGGCGTTGACTCGTCAAGGGCTACCGAAATGGCAAAAAGAGGAATCAAAGCTACAAGGCAACGTCGTAGGACTGGGAAGTCCTCAAAGCGAAACCCGACCAAGAAGGCGTTGTTGAAGTCTTTGCGCACCCGGAACAAGAAGGGTGGGAAGTCGAAGGTTTACAACCCGGAAGGCCTGGCGGCATATATTGGTCGCAGGAAGGTCGGGAAGAAGACTTTCTACAAGAGAGCCTCTGCGGCCAGGAAGTCCTCAAATAAGAGGCGCAGGGGGAAGAAGGGGAAGTAGGGCGTGGCTACACCTAGAAAATTAAAAAACAAGCTCACACCCAGTCTCATTGAGAAGCTGGGTATTGCTTTCGAGTTGGGGCTGAAGAGCGCTGCGGCGGCTGCTTATGCGGGTTGTACGGAATCGACGTACTACCGGTGGATGGCCCAGGCTAAGAATGGGGCTGGTGATCCTCGGCTGCAGTTGTTGTTGAAGACGGTTGAGGAGTCCAAGGCAAAGTGCGTCGAGCGTCACCTGATAATCATTCAGGAGGCGGCGATGAATGGGTCCTGGCAAGCCAGTGCCTGGGTGCTCGAGCGGAGATTTGGGTTCCGAAAGGATGGGCCGATTGAAGAGGTTCCGGATGAGTTGGCAGAAGTTAGTAGCGATCTGACCACACTCGAGGGGCGTCGTCAGGTTGTGAAGGCGCTGAAGGATCTGCCGCCCGAGCTCTTGTATGAAGCGATTGAAGAGGCGTCTTGATGGACAGGGTAGATCAAATGATTGCTGCGTTGACCCAGGCCTACGCTCACGTGGTCAGACAGGTTCACGCTGGAAAGCATGCGCAAGACAGGGTGGATGCGGAAGACTGGTTGAGACAGTGGGGCCCGGTTGTGAAATGGGCTCGAGAACAGCCAACCCAGAAGCCGTTGCCTACCAGGGCGCCATTTGAAGTACCGATTCCAACCGGGAGGGTGCCCTGATGTTCGATCCTGCTGCGTTTATTATCAACACTGCACGCGGATACCAGAAGAATGGTCTGGCGAAGTATTGTGGTGAAGCGCCAGGTGAGCGGGGTGGAATGTCGCCACCGCAGAAGCGGTTCCACATGTCACAGAACCGGAAGAGGGCATTTATTGCGGCCAATAAGGTAGGAAAGACGTACTGGGGCGCTGCGGAAGCGTGGTTTCACCTGCTCTCCGACCACCCGTACCGTGAAGTTCCAAATCCAGGCTCCACCGGGTGGGTCTTGTGTTCCGATCTGCGGACGGGATGGGAAACGATCTCGGAAGTCATGCACGAACTGGAGCCACCAGGTGTTCTGGATGGGTCTTGTAAGTATGTTCCAGGGATTGGATACCTGTATCGAAGTCAAAAGATTCTGAGAACGGTGAACGGAAGCCAGATGGTTGGGAAGGGGTGTGAGCAGACGCTACTTGCCCTGGAATCAAAAAGGGTCCAATGGGCGTGGGTCGATGAACCCCCCAAAGAAAGTCACTGGCACGGCCTAAGAGCACGTTTGACCATGGATATGGCGCCCTACTGGCTTACGCTAACGCCTGTGGGGCGTCCTGTAGGGTGGCTTCAACACATGCTCGAGGGCTCTGTTGAGGACAATGTTGAACCTGAACCCGGGTGGCACGTTGAACACATTGAGCTCTCTAAAGAGAATGCGCCGCATCGTGGTGAAGAGGATATTGAGGCCCAGAAGATGGAGTGTTCGCCATGGGAATACAACCAACGGATCTTGGCGCAGTGGGAAGGTCTCACGAAAGATCGTTGGGTTTCGGGCTTTTCGGAGGGCAATCTGTTCGATGATGACGAGATCCCGCAAAACATCCAGTCAATCGGGCTTGGATTCGACCACGGGGTGCGCCCCGGTAAGTCGGTCTGCCACCTGGTTGCTTGGGACGGGTTTGCTCTTTGGGTTCTCGATGAGCATTGTGATGACGAACTCTCAACCCCGGCCTCAGAGGCCAGAGCCATCACTGAAATGATGAGGACCTGGGGAATAGAGCCATCAGACGTGGATGAGGCTCGAGGAGACTCCAACAGTGCGGGCAAGATGGGGATGGGGTTCTCTCTGAACGACCTCTATATGCGCGAGTTCGCCAAAATCTGCTCGTCATCACGGCCACCGTTCGACATTCGGGTTCCGTACAAGCGTAGGGGTTCGATTGATGCGCGGGTACGGATGATGTCGAGCGCATGTGTTGATGGGAGATTCCGGGTTCATCGCGGATGCACCCGCTTGATCCATACTTTGCGCCACTGGAGAGGAGCAAATGACGATTTGAAGGACCCATTCGACAGTTGCGGTTACATTTCTGAGATATACTTGGCCCCGAGCGGAAGCAAGGGACCGGGTCTGATGCTGATCGGGTAGCGGAGATCATATGTACGACATACCTGGCGATTACATGCCCCAGTCCGATGAGGACATCTCTCGATGGGATGTTCAGAGCCTCCGCTATCGGATGTTGACGGGGCAACAGCGTGACGATGTAATCGAAGAAATCCGAAGCATGTTTGCCGCAGAAGTCTCGATGGAACTCGAGGTTAATCCTGACCTTTCGCGAAATACGTTTCGGATGGTCTGGCAGCAACTTTGCAACGCATACCTTGACGCGCCAATGGTTACGCTAAGGAGCGGGGCTGAGCCCGGCCTCTCGTCTGTGATTACCCATCGGCTCTGGCCCCAAAGGCAGACGGCTGATCTCTGGGCGCAAGCTATCCGCGAGTCTTTGTTCCGCCTTGACTGGGTTCCGGGTGGCACCAAGGTTCGGTATCGCCCAGTGTCTCCAGACCTGGTCGTTTGCCGGGCGTTGCCTGATCAACCAGACGTTCCAGGCTATGTTTCAGAAGTTCGCTTGCGCCATTTGCCCAATGGCGAAGAGGTCTGGACCAAGGAAATCTGGGATGTCATGTCCCCGACTCCGATATTCAAGATCTTGACCAAGTCCGGAGACGTTTGGGCCGATGTAACCGCTCAATTCGCTCCGGACTTGGCAGGCGAATATCCATACATGGACCGAGAAGGCAATCCCATACTTCCATATGAACTTATTCATGCAGAAGTTGCGCCACAGCTCTGGTCCTACCATACCGGAGCGGAGCTCGTGGCTGGTTCGCTGCGCCTCGCTGCTCTGTGGACCCACTGGGGCGATGGGTTTACCTCTGCATCGCACCCGCAGCGCTACGCGGTCGATGTCTCCACGCAGGCCGGTATCACCAGGCACTATTCTGGTCACAACGTCGAAGTCATCCCGACAGATCACAAGTCCATTCTGAGATTTAAGTCGGATGGCCCTACTGGGGCTGTGCTTGGGCAGTATTCGCCCGCCATGGACGCCAGAACGGCGGCAGAATCGCTCCGGATGTACGAAAAGGGCTTGGCGGTGTACGCTGGATTGAACCCAAGCGACCTGCAACTGACTCAGGGCCAGTCGGGGTATGCCATTGTGGTCTCCAACCAGGGGAAGAGAGCCCAGCAGAAGCGTACAGAACCAGCTCGACGCATGGCTGATCAGCGCATTCTGGCAAAAGCCGCAAAGATGGCCAACGCATACGCTGTTCCGTCTCCCGGTCTGCCTGAGGAGCCTGGGGAATACCGTATTGAATACTCAAATGTGGGAACAACGCCCGAAGAGCGCAAGACCCACACGGAAGTCATAAAATCCGAGCTAGAAATGGGACTGATCTCCCGTGTCGAAGCCTATCGTCGGCTAAATCCCGGCGTTGACTCAGATGAAGAGGCTGTTCGTAGACTTATTGATATTGATCGGATGACAAAGATTCTGAACCGGAGCCAAGAGGCCCCACTAACCGCAACACCAGCGACACAGGGTGATGATAATGAGCGAAGAAATGAAGGAGGAGACTCAGAGCTCTCCGGGGACGGTGCCGAGCTACCGGCTGAGAGAGGAATCGGAGAAGAGGAGGAAAGCGGAGGAGCAGTTATCGAAGATTCTTGAGGAAGTGAAGGGCCTGAAGGGCGCTCTTGCCGAGGCTCACTCGAAGCTTGACACCACTTCTTCCGTGCATGAGCAGGATATTGCCCTGATCTCGGCTGGAATCATCGATCCAGAGGTCCGAGAGTTCGTGCGTGAGCGATTCAGCAAAGCTAAGGACGCGAAGGATTTCGCTTCGTGGATGGAGGGCCAGCAGAAGAGCCCGTCTGCGCTGTTGGCTCCATTCTTGAAGAAAGAGTCTGGCGCCGAGGTTAAAACAGAGGCGAAGGCGGAGCCCAGAGCCGAAGAGAAGCCTGCTCCCGCCGTAGAGCTTAAGGGCAACCCAAACGCTGGAACCGGGCAGCCGGTTCGGAATAACGGAACGTCATGGTCTTCCGATGACATCAAGGCAGCAATGTCTAGGAATGGCGGGGTGGGGCTTGGGGCTTCCAAGGATGCGATTCTCAAGGCGCTCGCCGCAGAGGGTTTAATCAAAGGACCTTCTGTTTGACATCGTGGGTTGTCAAGAGATAGCCTTGATGTGTAGCGGAGTCGCCCCCCGATAGTGGGTGTTGAACAACATCTCTTCACTATTAGGAGCCAGTTACTATGGCTGACGAAATTACCTTTAGTACCCTATCGTCTACCGGTGGGCGTATTTCCGCAGTCCTTTCCGCACTTGTGCGTCAACAGCTTTATGATGCAACGGATCTCCGCAGCGTCATGACGTTGATTCCATGGAGCGCGGTGGGTTCAGACAAGATGGAAGTAACCCTGGACGCTACGCCTGGCGCATTCGCTGCGGCCACGTCCGAGACTGTTGGCGGCCTGTCGAACAGTGCATACACTACCAGCAAGTTCTCCTTGCAGGTTGCCCGCTATGCTCGCCAGTACCAGGTGACCGATCTATTCGGCATTTCTGGTGGCCCCATCGATCTGGACCGCGTTGTGAACAAGTTGGTTGAGGGAGCCGGTCTTACCATGACCGATCTTCTCTGCAACCTGTTCAACAGCCTCTCCAATTCGGTCGGGACGAGCGGTGTGGATCTTGACGTGGATACCATCTACGACGCGCTATTCCAGCTCAACACCTCGAATGCATCCGGCCCCTACACGGCTGTGCTGCAAGCCCAGCAGATGAATGACTTCCGTTCCTCCCTTCGTGGAGAGACCGGTGCCATTCAGTTCCGCGAAGCTACTGCGGAGACCCTGCAGGCTCGAGGCCCCGGATATCAGGGAGACTTCCTCGGTATTCGCTTCTATCAGAGCGATAGCGTAGCCAAAATCAACACCAACGCCGACTATTCCGGCGCGATGTTTGTGGATGGTTGCTGGGCGTACACCATGGCTCCCGTTCGGGCGCTTCAGAGCTACATCCCAGAGGACAACATCCTCGTGGATGCCAATGAAGTCCTGGTGGAGCTCTCTCGCGATGCTGACAATGCGATGAGCACCTGCATTGCGAATATGTACCCTGCAGTTGTCGAAGTTGAAGACGCTCGCGGCGTCGAGATCGTCTCAGACGTGTGATTCATTTATGGGGGCCCCCTGTTCTGGGGGCTCCCTTTTTTAAGGAGCAGACATGCAGCAAGGAACCGTGCGCCTCACTCAACCCAAGCGTGAGAAAGCACATGTCAGGGAGGTCCATGGCCTCCCGATTCGCCGTGGAACCAAGCCAGGCAAGCGATTCGTTTACGTTCACTACCCTAAGTCCTGGGAGTTCGTGGGCGGAGAGCACGGCTTTCTACCCATCCCTAAGCGGGTGGTGGCAGTTCCCGGGTGCAACGGAATCGGGAAGAGTGGAGACCTGACTCCGGTAATTATTGGCGTCACCCAAAAGGGTGGAACCTACATCAACCCGACCGACAACCGCCTCGGTGAATACGAGGGCTACGTCCAGTATTACGATTGCGAGAACGGCCAGAAATGGTACTGCGATTTCTGCGCGGAGGCCACGGTGCTCCCTGATGGAGAGATCATCTGGGACTCTAAGCCTGGCGAGTGGGAGAAGTTCAGGGCGAAACTGAGAGATTCTGGAATCGTTCAGCCATTGATTCCTGAGATCTACCAGATGTTGCTCGAGAAGCAGTCCAAGCGCACCGAAAGGATTGGCGCAAAGCTGAATCGGAATCCGCATCTTCAGAACAAGTATGATGTGGAGCTCCAGAAGCTTGAAGACATGCGTGGCTGCTGGGATGCTATGCGGCAAGAGAAACTAAAGGTCGCCAAGACCAAGCCAAAGGCTGCGCGACGGAAGGCTGCAGATCCTTTGAAGGATTGATTGTGGCTGGTGAACGAAACAAGCGGCGCGAGCAGATTGATCGCATGGTTCAGCACATGGTTCAGAACGGTGCAGACGCTAAGAAAGCCAAGAAGAAGGCAATCGAGTGTGCGGTACGTGCAGACAGGCGTTCTGATAAGAAGTAGACTTTAATCCCATGCCGGGAATATCCGTAGGAGGATGAAATGGCATTCAATGGTTCAAATCCCTTTAAGATCCCGCGCCCGCTTGCACTGCCTGGCGCCTGGAATGCAGAGTCACTGACAACTGACAAAACACTCACCCTCAAGGATTCGATTGCTCAGGCACTTGATCCGGGTGGCGGCAACAAGTCTGTGATCCTGCCCGGCGGGCTCACCAAGGGGCGCTTCTACGTCATCGCCAACACGGGTGAGGAGGTGTTGATCATCTGCCAGCCCAATGGTGCTGCTGAGGTAGGCAGGGCGGATCAGAATGATATGGCTATCGTCTACGCTTCTGACAACATTGCTGCCGGTGGAGCCTCTGGTTGGTCCCTGTTCTTCATGGTCTCTGGTGCTCCCAGCTAATCGATAGGAGGTCCCCATGTCGGATACACTCTACAGTGCCCGGTTTCGGGGGCCTACCCTTATCGAGCACAACAAGTCCCAGACCGTCTCTCTCGACATCGAGCAGGCCGGTTCGTCCCCAACCCTGACCTCCGGCACCTTCTACCTGTATGATGCGGGTGGAAGCGCCATTGTGGACGCCCAGGCGGCCACCATTGCCGGCGGGACCATCTCTGGGACCGTAGCGTCCTCTGATACCAGCGGAAAGACCCTGGGGCCGTCCTGGCTTGTTCGCTTCGATGTAATAATCGGAGGGAAGACATACCGATTTAACAATGATGCATGCCTTTGTGTTGCCAGGCTGTATCCACCAATTGGCCAGACCGACCTGGTGAACCGTCATTCAGATGTGGCGAACCTACTGGCGTCGGGTGTGACCAGTTGCCAGCAGTATATTGACGATGCGTGGAGTGATATCACAAATCGAATGTACTCTGAGCAGGTGTATTTTTGGCGACTACGGACTCCGAGCGCTTTTCGCAATGTCATGTTTGCCCGCTCCTTGGCATTGATTTTTCGGGACTACGCTACGCTGCTCAATGCTGGTGACCGATATATGCAGCTCTCGGACTATTATGAGCAGCAATATGAGCGGGCCTATTCCAAGTTGCGGAGCCGAATCGACTCTGATGAGGACAACCAGCTTAGCGCGCGTCAGCAGTCGATTCCTGCGGTTACATACCTCTCCCCGTTAAGCTATAGGCGAAATCGGTCTAGACGGAACTACTAATGACACCAGACACCGCTTTGAGCGCCATTATTGCTAGGCTTGAGGCGGCTGGTCTCACTAAGGCAGTCAGCCCTCTTGGGGTGTCGAACTCGTCTGCGCCCCAGATGAACCGGTCTTTCTCTGTCCGCATGTTGAGCCTTGGGCCATCATCGAATCCTGATCGGTTCAAGCCCACGGTGGCTGGGCTGCGCGTAAACAATCGCTTCCAAATCGAGTTGGGACATAGGCTGAACCCGAATAGCGGGCAGACCGCCATCAGCCAGGCTCTTCAGGATTTGTATAAGGCCATAAAATATTTAGACGCAGACGGAACATCCCTCACTCAGACGGGGGCCATTTCTGTGGGCGCCTCGTCCGCTGAATACGCCTCTGGCGGCGCTTATTACATCCAAAGATTCTCCCTGGACGTGGTATACAACCTGTCCATGGTGATTTGATGGGTGAGGTGTCGGCCCAAATCAAGTTCCAGTCAATAGATCGCTTCATCAAGCGGAAGCATGGCTCGCATCGAAGGCTCACCCTCAGGGAGAGTAACGTGCTCAACAATTATATTTCTGAGATTGTCCTAAGCATAGAGAGCAAGTGGCCCATTCTCACCGGGTATTCGATTGTGCGCTGGACGTGGCGCAACGAGTCCTCAACCGGGAACACCCGGGTCTTCATTGAGAACAAGGCATGGTATGCGGACTGGGTCCACTCGAAGGGGGTCCGCAGAAGCAACTGGCGGTGGCTTGGCCCCGCGCTTTGGCAAGAGGTGGTTCCGGAATCATTCAATGAGTTCAAACCCATGCTTCTGTCGGATTTGAAGAAAGAGATTGAGAGAACGGAGAGAACGCGCGAAGATTTGTCTGGGCCCCAGAGACAATTGGCCACATTTGAAGAGCTCGTCAGCCAGTTTGGGTGATCAATGAAGACAAAATTAAAGTTCTCAATGCCGGACCTTTCAAGACTGGAGTCAGTTGCTCAGACGGCGGTTGCTCAGATCATGAACGAGATGACCGAGAAGATCCTTCAGGACACCAGGAAGTTGTGGACCGGATGGAAGTACAAAGGAAGGCCCCCGGACGGCGCTCGGAATGTCTCAATGAACGCATGGAAGGCCAATGTGGAGACGGAGCAGAACACTCACACCATTTGGTTGAGAAACGATGCAATTGATTGGAGGGCCGAGTATTATTCTCTAAAAGGCAACTCTGCGCTTTCTGCGAAATACAAAGATCGCCCCTACGTCAGCATTGTTTCGAGAAGAAAGGGCGGATCTCCGGAATACCTTAAAGTTAAAGAGATGATAACATTGGCACACATCCCTGAACTTGAACGAAAGATTTCTGAATCTGTAGTTGAAGCCATTAAAGGGATACCCAGAACCACCAGAACCCCCAGACCGTCCGCAAGTAGCGGCATGGACATCATCGTTTAGGAGTCCGAAATGGCCGAATCCACCGTAGTCAAAGTCCGCAGGGACGGAACAGTAACCCTCAAAGACGGTGGTGGTAACACCTACGTTGTAGCCTACGAGAACGGTGATCTTTCGTTCGATGGGGGCACCAAGGCTGATCGTATCGTAATTCGAGATCGCGGCACCATTGTTGGCTTGCGTAAGGGTGATGATCCAGTTCCAAGCCTGAGTTTCACCGTCATGATGCGTGATTTCCAAGCGTCTTCAGGTGGGTCTTTGATCGACTTCCTTGATAAGACTGGCGGAGCATCTGGGGCTACATCTACAGGCGGGACCGGGTACGAGCAGTATCTTATCGACATTCAGTTTGATGTAGAGGGTACAGCTCATACTGACGCCAACGATCATCGGGCGACCGCTGCAAAGTGCCTCTGCACTTGGAGCTTCAGCGAGGGCGACCCCAATACCATCAGCGTCTCTGCTGAGATCTACGGTGGAATCACATACAGCGAGCCTACTTGATTTGAAAAGGAGCAATGATGTTTGAGAAAAAATTGAAGCTGGGAGACGAGGTTTTCGACCTGATCTTCCCTGAGAGCATGTCCGCCGCCGTAGATCTCTGGTTTGCTGTGGCGGACGCTCAGAAGAAAGAAAGTAGGACGGCTGACTTTGCAAAGTTGGCCGCCGCAGCGATTGGCCTTGGCCTTAAGCGGTCGGACGGGGCTGTGAGTGATGCGCCCGTTTACGATATCGCCTCGCGTGATTTCATCCTATATGGAAACCAGGTAATCGACTGGGTTGGGTCCAAGGGTGGTCGATGGGTAAATCTCTTAAATATCGGGTCTTCGTACCTCAACTGGTGCGCTGCAGAGCTCATGGCTGATGAGGAGATCGTAGAGATGGAGGATTTTACCGTAGCGACCGAGGATCGGCTGACCGGGTAGCATACGCTATTGATAGGTTCTGGGGAAAAGATCCTGGGTGGTATATTGGCCTAGATAAGTCGATGAAGCTCAGGATCTTGGCCGATTGGCGGTTGCACAACGAACCACCAGAGAAAGCTAGGATAAATGAGCGCAGCTCTAACCGTAGGCGTTGGGAGAGGGCGCAGGCGCGCTATACTTCCTGAGTAGGAGTTGGATATGGCCGGTCCCGGTGAGAATATTGAAATTGAGATCTCTGCGAAGGCAGATGGCTTAATCGACGCGCTGAACAGGGTTGCTCAAAACCTGGAATCCCTTCAAGACGGGGTAGCTGGCCTCGCTGGGAAGTTTGAGGCCACCGGAAAGGCGGCGCAAGACGGGATGGACAAGACGGGTAAGGCTGCCGATGGCGCTGGAAAGTCTGTCTCAAAGCTCGAAAAAGACATGGATGGCTTCATTAAGAAGCTGGAGAAGATGAAGACCCCACAGCAGCGCTCGCACGAGGCTCTGGAGGCCGTGGCGGACAACGCAGGACGTGCTGATAGCGCACTGTCGGGCATGGCGTCAGTCTTGGATCAGATCAACCCAGAGATGGCGAAAAATGCACGCCTGGCAGCGGATGTTGCAGGGATGACCGAGCAGATGATTTTGGCGTGGACACAGGCTCCCGCCGTTGTTGGCGCGGTGGTTGTCGCGCTCGCCGCGTGGGAGGCCGCGACCTACAGCGCGAGGAAAGAAGCGGAGGCCTTTATGGGGGCCAATAAGAAGGCGTCGGGAAGAGAAGACACCCGCCAAGAAATCATGAAGAAGCAGGCAGATCTTCGAGACCAGATGACCCTGAGCCTCAAGATATACCGGGGAGAACTGACGGAGAATGATGCCACGCTTGAGAAGAACATAAAGACGATAAACGCTCGCGCGGATGCAGAGATCAAGCTCGCAAAACAGCGAAAAATGAGCATCATCCACGGGAGCAAGTCCTATGAGGTCTTCACGCGGGCGAGGGAGATGTATCAACAACAGGTTGTGGCTATCGACTCGCTCAGGGAGTCCGATATTGCGCTGGCTATGGCGGCATCTCAAACAACGGAATCGATCGACTACCAATCTGAGGCGTTTCAGGCTCAGAGCGCCTCATTGTCGGGGAACATTGAGTCGCTTTCAGCTTTCGTTCGCTGGAACGAAAAAGCAAGCATAAGCGGTGGAAAGTTGACTGATGTCGACAACCTGCTCACCTTGAGCATGGTGGAGATGGGCGGTGAAATGGTGAATATCACCGATGGAGTCCGTCTCTCAGAGGAGGCCATCCGCAAGCTGAGTGAGGGCTTCATAGCGAACAACCAGGCCGCCAGCACCACAACGGAGGAGACCGCAGGCGTTCGCAGAACAATAGATCATTTGAACGAGGTGTTGGACCTTCAAGATGATCGGTGGAAGTCGGTTGAAAAGTCAGTGGAAGGCGCCAGGCACGGGTATGGAGCCATCAACAAAGTTACTGGAGAGGTCATCGGTCTTGCGGAGATGCTCAACAAGATCATCGCTGCTCATGCGGAAAAGATCAGGGCCGCGAAGGCAGAAGAGGCCGAGCTGGCAGCGAAGAGGAAGGCCTGGTATCAGCAGTATAAGGCCGATCTTGAGATGCTCGAGGGTTTGAGGTTCAGCGCTGAGCAGACCCTGAGAAGCGAACTGGACGCCCATGCCGAGTTGTTCCACAAAGATATGGAAATGCTCGATGAGCTTGCCGATAAGTACAAGCGCAACAACACGATGATGACTGCGATTGATGAGACGCGCCAGGCTCTATTGAAGGAGTTCGCTTTTGAGAGAAAGGAGATCAAAAAGAGTGAGGCAGAAGAGGCGTTTGATTTGGCGAGAGCGATTCAGGATCAATTCATCAACCTCGAGAACATCTCTCAAGGCAAGACATTTGAGACTGCGGAATACAAAATCCGGTTGCTTGAGGACGTTCGCGATGAGCAGTTGTTCCAGTTGGGCAGAATGGAGGAAGACCTAAAGAATTCGGGAGCCAACGAGTTGGACATTTCTCGAAAAGTCAGGGCGGAAGAACTGGATGTCTGGAATGAGTTCCTCCAGAAGAAAGAAGAGCTCAACAAAGAGTTCGGGCTAAGGGAGGAGGAGCAAGAGGAGGAACGTATTGCGGACAGGCGTAAGAGACATGATGACGCGCTGACGGCGGGCCTTGAATTGGCTCAAAGCATGAGCACAATCACTCAATTGATGGAAGAAGAAATGGCGGACGCATCCATTGAGGAGAGGCGCCGGTTGTTTACTGCGCAAAAGGTCGCAGCGACTTCTGAAACCCTGATCAATGGGGCCGTTGCGGTCACTCGTGCAATGCGGGACCTTGGGCCAATCGCTGGTCCAATCGCTGGCTTTGCTATTGCCGCCTCAACTGCGGCACAGGTTTCCTTCATCGCCTCCGAGAACCCAGCATTCGATATTGGCGGAATGGTGCGCGGCGGCTCCTTGGCCAAGAGTCCCGACCAGGTAAGCGCCAGGCTGCTGCCTGGTGAGGCCGTCCTGAATAGGGGCGCCACATCTAAGATCGGAGAAGAGGGGGTGAATGCGCTGAATCGTGGGGAGTCGCTTGGCTCTATGGTTGTGGTTCCGGCCTACCGTCATTTCGACCGATTTATTCAAGATGAATACCGCAAGGGCGGCGCTTTTCGGAAGATCGTAACCAAAGAGCGCGATTTTCCGGTAGGTCAAAGGAGGTATTGATCAATGGCTTCAGATGTTTCCAAGTCAGAGTTCCGAGGGCTGCTGGTTCCAGACCCAAGGCTATCCACCGTCTGGGTTGCTGAATCCAGCTTTACCCAGGCGGATCCCCAGCCTGGAATCCCAAGCGCACAGGGCGACTATGAATTGTCTCTGACTTCGAGCGGGGTTCAGGCCGCCTCTGGTCAGTTGAGGATCAGAACCCAGCGCCCTGGACACCCGTCTAAGACTGGGCCAGGCGCCTTTGTTTGGAGAAATCAAGGCGATGGGAACTGGCGAGGCTGGGACACCCCAAATGTGATCACCAACTATCAGTCAGTAGTCTGGACAGATGGAACAGGCCCAACAGTTGCGGCGGTTGGGCCTGATGTTGTCTCGCTTGATGATCAAACAATAGTCTGTGCCTACCATCGTCAGACGGCGTCAGCTCATGAGTTGATCATTCAAACCATGGCGCCGGCCTCGAGCTCGTTTGGAAGCGCTGTTGTTGTTTACTCTCAATCCAGCGCACCATCCACGGCGGCGGGCGATTACTATTGGCCGTGCCTGGTCAAGCTTCCGAATGATCGACTGTTGCTGTACTATCTTGCCTCCGCAGACGGCGCCGGCATGGTGAGAGCGTATGAGAGCACCGATAAGGGCGCTTCATGGTCTCTGGCCGCATCATCAGTTCTTGACGCGCCCATTACTATCGGGGCAACAACTGGCTCTGGCCGGACCGACTATCAGCTTACAGGGATTCGCGCTGCCTATGGTGGCGGCCAAGTCTTGATGATGGTGGGAACATTTTCAAATGATACCGACTATGCGAATCAAACCCTTTACACCCAATACGCATCAGACAGTGCCGGGCTTTCGTTCACACAGGTTGAAGTTGGGCCGTATACGTCTGGCTCTATAGATACCGCCGCGAAATCAACAAGTCATTTCGATGTTGTATACCAAGCAAACGCTTTCGTGATTGTCAGCCAATATGGCTACAAGATGGCTCTTTCCCGCATTGGCTCTGCGTTTCAGCCCGTTACTGCCGCGTCCGTTTCTGTTTCGCCGGCTGATTTGAATTTTTCAATTTTTGGAACCTGGGCCTATATCTCTGGTGGCCTTGCTGCCTGCGTGTCTGATGATGGTGTAATCTATGCGCACGCGACAGGAGTAGATGACGCCGGAGACGCTTACGGTTGCGTCTTTGCTTCCTTGGATGATGGGAAATCAATTATAGATTTAGGAAAGTCTTCAGTCATTCCAGATATTGGCGGCCCTAAATATGGGCCTCGAGGCCTCTGGTTTAACGCTGACGACGGCTCGACCTATCCCTTATATATGCAGACCTGTTTCTCCCGTGGACGGGTAAACATGTTGACCAATCACGCCGCCTCGCCAGGCAATGAAGATAACAGCTTGACGCTTCTTGGAATGGGCGGTCCCTCTACAGTAACAATGCCCCTTGTCGCTGGATATTATGGAAACGATGGAATCGGTGGGTTTACAGAGACCTGGTTGCCATTCGATCTACCCGGAGACACGGGCACCTGGACCGCGACCGTTACAGGAACGCAATCATTGGCGGCTGGTCAACTTCAATTGTCTACCTCATCAGCGCCGGGTCAAACGGCGCGCTATTCCGCCGACCTGACCTCTGCCGTTTATAATGCCGGGTACATTGTTAGGGCTTCTTTGATTTGTGATGCAGGAAGCTTAGCCCTTGACGCTTGCGCCATTCGCTTACGCCTAGCGGACGGAGCTGATGATTATGATGTTTCCGTGCGCTTTTCGTCGTCTGGTTTTCGGGTATATGACAACAATGGCTCAAGCCAGGTTGGTGGTGATGTATCCATAACAATGACCAATGAATATGAATTCATTATTGCTGTCCTTGGCGGGTCAACCGGAAACAATGATGGAAAGATTCAGATTTGGTATCGACTGAAGAACAGCAACAGCGACAGGAATTGGATCAAGTCTACAAGCGGAACCGCCTTGACTGATGACCAGGTCGGCGCAGCCGCATCTTCCAACATCATATGGGGGAATATCGGCCAGTCTGCTACATCGAAATGGACAGAATTCCTTGTGTGCAGGGCTGGCGCAACGGGCACAGATAACATCGTAACGCAGGCCAATCCCGGTGACCTATGGGCCAAGCCATACGCCTCGAGCGGATACCGGTCATATGTGGACGCGGGAACCTTCATTACTGCCCATGACGGGCCAGCCAGGATTGCCGATCGTTACAATGTAGATACCCGATACGGGTACTCTGTTGAACGTATATTCTTCAGCGAATCTCAGACGCCGCGCGTAAGGTGGCGCAGCACCGGGGAAACAGAGGCAACGATAGCCTTTCCGCTTGATTCCAGCCTGCTTGGAACGGATGATAGTTGTCCTGGTAATGATGTGATCGGCTTGGCATTGCTTGGCATCAACTGGAAGACGGGAGTTCTTGAGGGCTACGATTCGGCGGCCACAAGTTGGGTTACTATTGCCAACATTGATTCAGCATCTGGGTTGAACACGCTTGGTTGGAAGCGGGAAGGAAACACAGTGATCCCTTCTGCCGCGTCGGCTGGCTCTCAATATGTGCAATCAGATGAGCTCGAAGGCGCGACGTTTGCGCTCAAGAGTTTAAGCGGCGTGAACTTGAGGAAAGTAAAGACAAACACTTCAGGCAAATGGAGTGGATCAACAGTGCAAAAATTGCCAACAGTCATTCTTGAAGACGTAAGCGGTTCAGATCAAGCGACAGGAACGCTTGGCTGGATCTCAATGCCAAATATTGTTGTAATAGCGAAGCTCAACGGTTCAAAGTATGCGGGCTATCGGATCAAGATTAGCGCACAGGATACGGTTGAAGGATACTTCACCATTGGTCAAGCTATTATCGGATGGGTGGAGGCTTTCGGGCGGCAATACTCACGGGGTAGGGTGATTGAGACCACAGCCAACACCACGGTTACGACCAGGACTGACGGCACTACAAGCTCCAAGAGCTTTGGCCCATCTGCAAGAAATGTCCAATTCTCTTGGACGGATGGTGTGGACGTGTCTTCAGTTCAGGGCTCGAGCCCAGACCCGGACTACATCAAGGGAAGCACTGATGGAAGCGCGGAGCCTATCGCAAGCGTTGGGGACGTTCCTTACCAGATGGAGGGTATCGTTAGAATGCTGAACGGGCCAGAGCAGGCTCTGGTGTACCTTCCAAGCGTAGCGAAAAGCGGAAACACCGTAATCTTGAACCGTAGAAATCAATTCATTCCAGGCCGAATGATGAGCCCAGCCAGGCTGGAGAGCGTTGTTGGAGATGAAGACACAAGCCCGGGTGAAGTGTTCCGGGTTGCTTCCGTCAATATTCAGGAAATCGTCTGATGCCGCGCCGCCTGCCATCCGTTGCGGGTGCAGATCTACTCTGGCTTCTTGAGATAGATTTCGCCGGTCAGACGTTCCGGTTTTCTACTGAGCCCCTTACCATTTCAAAAACAAATGGAACCCAAGTCAGCTATCTTGGTGGGTTCGATGATCCTGGGTATGAGGAAAGCCTTGACCGGTTCAATCATTCCATAGATCAACAAGTCATATCCTTGGAGCTTGTTTTCCCGGTTGATGTTCCGGCCCTATTTCAAAAAGGCCATTTTCTTGGCGGTGCTCGAGCTGAGCTTAGCTGCGTTTTATCTCAAGGCGGAACCATTCAACAGACCTATGAAGGGCGCCTGGTTGTGCTTAATGGGAATGTTACAGATCCCCAATACGGCTTCCCCGAAATGCCAAACGGATACATCAGCGCAAGCATTGAAGGAAGCCTTGCAGAAGATTCTGGTGTTTTGATTTCAGCTTCTCAATCAATATCAGTTGACACCTTCTCAGCCGTTGCGACGGACGGAAAGAATGTTCATGAAGGGAAACCATACCCAATTGTTTTCGGAACGCCAGGCGTATACACAAACAGTGAAGGGACCACAAAGATAACGAGCGGAAGCCCGGCCTATATTGCAGACGTGGACACGGGTAATGATAAGGTTACCAAGCTGGTGATTGCTGGCCATCACGTGAACGCGGCAACAGTAACTATCTTCGATTCGGATGAATCTGAGTCCTTCAGCGTCACGAATACTGAAGACGATTTAGGCCAGCCAATTGCAACCGTTGACCCAAGCGGGGCCTCCACCATAAATCCGAAAGAACGAGAGTTTTGGGTTGGGTGGAATAACGGCGGAGGAATGAAGAACCCTTGGCGCTCTGAAGCAGAGCTTTCCGGCGCTGGTGATGTGATTCGGTGGGCCCTGACCAAATCAACCATGAGCATAGACGCCGGAGCATTTGCCGCCGTTTCTGACTATCTCAACCAATTTGGTTTGGCTGGGTATATCTCAGACCCAGAGGCCAGCGTCTGGGAGTGGGTCTCTGACCTGGCTATAATTCTTCCCGCAACCATCAGAAAGGGCGCGGATGGTCTCTACCCAATCATTCATGATGTTCGCGCTAGCGCATCATCCGGATTCCAGGTCACCGCTGGTCCAGAGTTTCAACAGAGCAGCCAGGTGCAAATTGAGGGAAGCCTTTCAGGCCTTCACAATTCAATTCGGCTTGGGTATGCATTCAATGCGGCAGACTCAAGTCCCAAGCGCTACGCCGTAACCGGAGTAAAAGAAACGGGGGATGCGTCCAGCTTTTCCACAGTCACCACACGCCAATCAATCTCCAGATATGGCCAGCGCTTCCGATCAATAGAGAGCGCATACGTCTACGATAGAGTGACGGCGCAACACGTGGTCAGATATTTGACCGATCTAGAAGCTCTTCCATCAAGGACGATTAGCTACCGGGCATCTCCAAGGCACGCCTTCTTGTCTCTTGGAGACGTGGTAAGCCTTACTGATCCCGCGCTTTATTTCACAAGCCAGGTGTGTATAGTTTCGGGAAAGGTCTGGGATGGTGACTCTTGGATCTTTACCTTGTTGATTGATACAATCCCAGATCGGGATATTCGACACTACTGATATACTAGTTTGACTCCAGACTGATTGACTGAATGAGGAGAAATTATGGCCGTTACAGTTACGCGAAAAGGGAATGAGATTGCGGTGAGCATCTCTGAAACCAGCGCTTCAAGCTCTACCGAATCGACAATTACGCTTGGCGTTCAGAAGTTCCGGGTGTTCCGGCAGCTCTGCCAGCTCACCGCAGGTAGCGGATCAACCGTTGATCCCGTCCTAGCCCGCACGAGCGGAGGAACCGGGATTAATATTCTGGTTGAAAACGATACCGCCGCCGCCACCTGCGATAACAGCGTAACGGGTGGCGTCTGTTGCTTTTCGTCCGATGGCGTGATCTATCACAAGAGCACCCCGAATTCTGGCTCTGATAATTCGGTGTCCTCTGAGTATGCCATCCTGGTCGGCTGGGGTAACTGATGGCACTATCCAGGCCAAAAATCACAACACCAGGCACCTCGGCTGGTGGGGGCTCCTCCCAGGGCATCACCTGTAATGCTGGTTCTGACGTCCAGACCAGTAGCGATGCAAACCAAAGCCTTTCCGGCAGTGTGTCCAACGGGACCGCTGCGTCTTGGGCCTGGACTCTGCTATCTAAACCCTCGAGCTCCTCAGCCTCGATCACCAGCGCAAGCTCTCAGAATGCAACGCTGACAGGCATCGACAAGCGTGGGGCCTACGCCGCCAAATTAACCGTCACGGACTCGGACGGGTTTACCGATTCGGACCGGGTAGTGATTGACTACGCACCCGCCGCCGTGACGGCTAACGCCGGATCGGATGTCCAGACGAGCAGTTCCAGCGATCAAACGCTTTCTGGAAGTGGTAGTGGAGGGACGGGGACTCTTTCATACTCTTGGACCCTTGTAACCAGGCCGTCCGGGTCCTCGGCCTCGATTACCAGCGCGACCAGCGCGACGGCTACACTGACCGGGCTTGATAACGGTGGGGCCTACGTCTGTGCCTTAACCGTCACTGACTCAGCGGCCACCGCTGTTAGTGCTACCGATACGGTGGTGATTGATTACACCGCCGCCGCCGGGGCCGCCGCGTGGACTGATGTTCTCGACCTGGACTTGACCGCCGCCACAACCACCGCTTTGACAAACGACACGAAGCAAACGGTAGACGGGCGCTCCTGGTGGCTACACGTCAGGAATAACGGAAGCATGAGTGCCGACTTTACCAACGGGACTGGGTTGGAAATTGATTTCGGAGGAAGCTCCACAGGAACAACCCGGGTGTTTCTCCAAGTTGACGCCTCGAGTTTTACCCGCGAATCCTCTCAGTTTATGCCCAGGATCCGCGCTCAGATATCGTTCACTGGAATGACCTTGGGCAATAACAATTCCTTCATCGGAATCGGGCTCACTCGAAACGTGGGGGATAATACCTCCACAAAGATGCCGTTCGTCTATGCGATGTATAGACAGAGCGCGTCCAGCACCTACAAGTACAGAGCTGAAGCAGCCAAGGGCACGTGGGGCGGTTTGGCTTCTGGCGCCCAGATTTCGGCAGCCGTCGCCAGCGATTCAGACGACACTGAAGGGTGTCTGGAGATCGTGGACATCGGCCAGGGCATGTTCAGAGCCGGAGGCCATGACGGAGACCAGAATCTAACCGCCGGCCTCGACACGTTCCGGGCCTATGTCACTCCTACCGGCTTTCAAGCAAATACGGGAGGAACCGCTGAGACGACGACGTTTTACAACGTCAACAGCGGAGACCCGGGGCCCTGGATCGGCATCGTTTGTAAGAACGCTTCAAGCGGCGGAAGCGAGGCCGTAACCATCACCCGCCTCAGGATTCAGGAGTATGTCTGATGAGTAACCCGATCGTGTTTATTGATTCGGCTGTCGTTGCCGACTATTCCGATCCCGATGGCGAGCTTCACGAGAACGCCATTCATGTGATCATGACAATCCCAGCTGACCGCCGGGACGACGTGGACCGGAACGACACGACCCGCCGAGAGCTCACTGGCATTATTGAATCCGCCATAGAGGCGATTGGAGAATAGCGATGGCCGAAATGCTTCCACCCCTGTTGGAGCG